CGAAGTCACCGAGCCACTTCCAGTCCAACTTGTATTGCTTCCCGACGGGTTATTTGTCGTCACCGTCAGTGTAGCAGGAGGCACCACATTCGTCGCCGTGCTCGAAGTCTTGATCTTGCTGCGCTGCACGAGGGTGGCGCTGCCGTTGCCACTCTGGGTCTTTACGACCGTGTTTCCGTTGAGGAATTCGACGGTGTAGCCCGATGCGAGTGTCCCTGGGGGCAGCATGACGATGAAGTATTGCTCGATGTTGCTCAGGGTAACGCCCGTGCAGTTCACCGTCAGGACGTGGTTACCTGTGCCGCCCGGTGTGGGGGCCATGGTGCCGTAGGCGAAATTGGCGGTGAAGTCGCCCCACAGCTTTTCGCTCGTGTTCGAGGTGATTCTAATCGCTGTCACTGCGCCCGATCCGGTCAGCTTGAAGCAGAGGCCACCCAAGAGGTTCTTGAAAGGCAGCTTGTTGTTGCTCGACGTGGCCACCATGGGCATCAGGCCGTCGGCGATGGTGCCAGGCGAGGCCACATTGGCAGCCGTGAGGGTTTGCGTGGCGGGCAGCGTGAAGGTCGCCGTCGTACCGTTGATGGTGGCGTTCTGCGGATAGGCCGCCGTGAAGGGGGCTTCCATCTCGAACTCGCCCGCCGTGCGGAAGGTGCCTTCGTTGCTTCCCGCTCCCGACTGGAGGGTGAACTGGGCCGATTCGCCGTTGTCGTTGGCAATCAGGATTTTGTCGCCCGCCAACCATTTCACCATCCCGTTCTCGGGATTGATGGCGGTGCGGCCTTGCTGTCCGACGTGTTGCTCAAGCGTGGCCGTGAAGACGGCTTCCTTCGAGCTTTGCTTCTCCTTGTTGCACGATACCAGGGCCATCAGGCCGAGCGTCAGTGCCATTGTCGATAAGGTTACTTTTCTCATAATGCACAAGGTTTTACGGCCAATTGACATCGGTCAGGTTCATGGATTCCGTTCCGCCGCCGGCGTAGGTTGCCGCGGCACCGCCCGAGGCACACAGGATGCCTTGGGGCTCAATCTCTATGACCTCCACCTTGGGAGTCTCATAGGATCGCCTCATTTTGAGGCTGAGTTTTGATACTGTCATAATGCTTTTTCTGCATTTTGCGCCAACTCTGACACCCTCTCATTGGCAGGTTCGTTGGATAATGATTCGGAAAACATATAGAAAAAGCGCGGGTATCATGTCTATTGCATTATCCCGCATTTCGAGGCTCTCGCATGCCCACCAACCGAGGATAAGCAATACCGAAAGCCCACGCTATAGACCACACCAATTCAACTGTAGGCATATTCAGACCGAAAAACAATCAATACTGAATAGAATCAAACAAGTTGAACGTATCATCTATCATAAATGGGCATCGACTATTGCCTTACCGTGCGGTTGGTTGAATTTGCGAGATTCGAAATGCCGCAGATAAAGCGTAGTACAACGCCTTCTCAATATGTCTGCCAAGCGCATTGCTCGCGTTTGACAGGGCAAAAATAAGCATTTTTTTTTGCACTACGGAAAAAGTGAGCAAATTTTGTTTACGCAGTCCAGCATTTTTTTGTTTGGCGTTTTCTGCACGCAAAAAAAGACCCGTCCATCGGACGAGTCTTTGTTCGTTGATCCTCAATGGATTTCTTAATCAATCATCAGCCAGTTGGAAGGCGGTCTTCACGGCTTCGTAGTTGCTGTAGTCGACATCGCTGCGAGTGTTATACAGTGTGGCCTCAATGGCTACGATCTTGAAATCGTGGGTGTCGGGG